TAATTCGTTCTGGTCATTCTCCGAAATTTCTGGTAAATCCAACACGTCCAGTGGGGTAGTATCGGTCAATTTATTTTTTTCCAACCATTTTTCAATGGTCGAAACCTTACCTTCTATCTGTGCATATTCAGCCTCTACTTCTCTCGAAGCCGCTTTAAAAGTTTCAAATATCTCTGTATACTGTTCTAGCCCAAGTAAGTCAATAAGAAACTTTTTTCGGTTAGAATCAGTAGCAGTTAAAAAATTTAAACTCGCATTTGTATTTTGATATACAACTTGAGAGAACGTCTTGAAGTCGATACCAATAATTTCTTCTACAGTTTTATAAGTATTTGTAGCTGTGTGACTGCTTATATCTTCGCCATTCTTTAAAAGTTTTACTTTAATAGCGGCTTTTCGATTTAAGTCAATCTCATACTCATCTCCGTCTTTATCAAAACTAAGATTAATCCAATATCCTTTGTTTAGAAGCCTGTTAGGTATATCTGCTTTTTTAATACCTTTTGAGTTTTTATTAAAAAGAACTTCTTCTAAAACTAACGGGATGGAGGATTTCCCCACCCCGTTAGTGCCAAGAATTTGAGTAATCTTTTGTTCGGACAAATCTAAAGCATTGTTCTCTCCATAAGAAAAACAATTACTCCATTTCAAGGTTTTTAGTGTAATCATTAAAAAGTCCTACAATGTCCGGTATTTTTTCGTCTGGAATCTCTAAAATATATTTTAAATACTCCACTAATTCCTCTCCTATACTCATTTCTTTGCTAAGAATAAGAGAGGCTTCGTTACTCCTTTTCACTACTTTTTTATCCAGTAGTTCATTTGCTTGTACTGCAGCCAGGTCTCCAATGTCTCCCTCAAGTTCATAGATTATGTGGTCAACCTCCCCAGGAATCATATCCTTCGGATCGGTAACAGTTTTTCTAATAAGCTGTGGAAGGTCAAATGGCTCCCACAACCAAGCCCAAGTAGCTGGATTTATTAGTAAATATCCTGTCTGAACTTTTGTCCTATGAAAAGAAGTAGTCATTGGACTACCTGGATAAACAATATTTCTTTGAGTATTGCTATGAGCGTGTAAATCTCCTGCAAATACAATAGGAAAATCCTCAAATCTATCTAAGTTTACCTCTGGAGTCACATGAGGAGGTATTTCACCCCTCACATGAGTAAACAGAGGCATAGAAGTGTCAAAATGCTCAATACTGCCATTCTTATGCAACTCATTATATGGAAGTATAGAAAATCCCATATCTTTGTCCACATAAGAAATATCAATTATAGATACTAACGGATTAATATCTCTTGATACTTGCTTTAATTGAGAAAAGAAACTCTTGTTCTTCTTAGTAGCTTCATGGTTGCCTGGATATATAATAGTAGGTATCTTGACTGCTTTTATAAAGCTAAAATAAAGTTCTAGCTCATCCATACTAGGTAGGCGATCAAAGAGATCGCCCCCTATTATGTGCATATTACACTGGTTTTCAAGAGAATAGATTTGTTCAAAAAATAACTTATACCTATTCTTCGCCCAGGCTACTGGGACATTCTTTTGACCGAGTTTAATATGCCAATCGGCAGTAAAGAGAATCATGCTACGTCAAACAACTCATCAATTTCTTCATCTACATTTTCTTCCTGAGTACCATTACTGATACGGTCAAGAAGTTCTTTTTGAGCATCAGCAGTAGGACGCGGCAGCAACTCATCAATAGGAGTTGCATTAGCTATTACTTCTCTCTGCTCGTCTGTCAGAGGCTTGGTATTCTTCAAGCACTTAATTTGGTCAAGAGTGTACTCCACATTATAAACGTGAGGGCCAGTCTTGGTGCGCTTGAAGTGAACTTCCCAGCCATTTTCTGGGTCGCATGGGTCACCAAGTTCTGCAGCAGCTTGCTGGATTTGATCCATCAATTTTTTCTTGAGATTAAAGACTTTCGCTTTACCATCCTGAAGATCAATACATTGAATAGAGTAAGACCAGGTTGCTTTAATGTCAGGAAAAACTTCCCGAACCCAATCTTTCTCTGCATTAGTAAATTTCTCTTTCTCTCTGTCGAAAGCAAGGCACTCTATAGGAAGGTTTTTATCGTTTTCGCCTTTTACCCAGTAGATATAACGAGGAAGCAGATCGCCAAATATGCGAACAGAATTATCCCCATTTCGATAAGTGTATTGCTCAATAGATTTCTTCTGAGCGGAACCAGCAGCAGTGGTAAATTTAATACCCATATTTTTTCTCCTTTAGTGAGTGGTTTCTTCCCATTTAAAATAAATTTCATTATTTATGATAGTAAGTAACCTGTTGTCTTTTAGTGGCTCTATGTCAACTGGACTTTCCAGCGTTCTTAGAGTTTTGCGTTTTGTGACTTTATATTCAGCTAGGCTGCGAAAACTTGCTAAGGCCACATACTCAGCAAGTTCTTTATCTGTAAAGACATTTCTATGCTGAAAGATAGGCTCTGGATTGAGGATAAAAGAATCTCCAGACCAGTCTATCTTTGATAGAACTTTAGTCTCTACGTCGTAATTATCTTTGGGGAAAGGTCGTTCGGTAATGAACTCCATCAGATCTAATATTTTTCTCGGTTTCCCTTCCGAGTTTTTCATTACTTTTAGCCAGTTATATTTTATCATTATTTTTCCGAACAATTTATATATTATATAATAAATGACCACATCTTGTCAAGAAATATTTTTTTACACTTCAACCGTGTTTATTCTATAGCCTTCTTTTATATAATGTCCCATTCTTAATTGAGCTTGTCTTTCCGCTGTTCTACCTTTTAAATTTATGTCAACTATAACTGGTTGAGGTTTATCTGGATACTCTCGAATAACTCGTCCTATCAACTGCGTGAGAAGAGGAGTATTACTCACAGGAGTAGCCAAAACAAGGCAACTTAGCGAATTTACACTAATACCTTCGGAGAATATGCTCTGAGTTCCGAGAAGAATATTAGTATCCCCATCAAGAATTTCTTTTAGAATTTTTTCTCTATCTTCTATGCTTGTCTCGCCAGTAATGATTGCAGAGGCTTCCCCCAAAGTTGTGTTTAACCTTTTGAGAAAGTTTACTCTATCAGCAAGAACAAGCACTTTGTGTCCTTTCTTTCTATAAAGTGCTGCGAGCAGAGACACAAGTTCTCCATAATCTGACTGAGACACAAGATCATTTACTCGCAGTGCCCAGGGAGTTTTAGCCCCATCCATAAATCTTACTGTAGATTGAATAATATCAATGCGAGGCTCCATATAGTTTTCACGCGGAGGCGTGAAGCGTTGGAAGCCGAAGTAATCTGGCATTAATACGTGTCTACCATCTTTTCTTTCTACAGTACCAGACAAACCAATTTTATACCTGGCATAGCTAGAATCCACGAGTTTATTAAACGTGTTCGCAGGAATATGATGACACTCATCTACAATAATTGTTCCAAATGTTTTAGTAAGATTTTCCTTTTGTTTATATAGAGTTTGTGTATTTCCTACAACTATTGGAGAATCTAAATTAAACTTACCGCTGCCAATTACGCCAGGTTTGATACCAAATACTTTTTCTACTTCCTTTTCCCATTGAGTTCTCAAAGCTATCGTATGAGTAACTACTAGTGTTTTCTGGCCTAGCTTAGATGCTATAGCAAGTGCTGTAAATGTTTTACCCCAAGACACGAAAGCGTTGATAACACAGTTATCATCAATTTGGTCATATATTTGTTGCTGGCTTTCTCTTAGCTCATATTTAAACTTAGGAAAAGTCACCGGAACAGTAACTCTTTTGTCTATAATTTCATAGCCTTTCGGAATTAAATCATCTCTGCCTACGGGAATAGAACAGACATTTCCAGTAATTTTTCTTAAATTTTTAATAATTGTAGGCGGCTGGTCATCCCTATAACTTGGTATTTTATAGGTCAACATTTTCTCCATATGAAGATAATGATCTGGACTTTCAGCATCCAGATATATTCTATTCGATATTACCGCTTTCATATTGTGCTAAGATTTTCTCTGCCAGCTCCATTTGTCGTCTATTTAATTCTTTTTGTTCTTTTATGTTTTGTTTTACCATTTCTTCTATAGAAGTTACCAGCTTATCTAATTTATTTTCTAGCTCCTGTACTCTTTGCTCTAGCTTATTCATTAAAGTTTATTCTCTTTATAGTATTTAATATACTCTTCCCACCTAAAGTAGTCTTTTCTTGCATGGCACCAAAACCATCCTTTATAATATATTTCGTCATTCATGAATATTATTCCTATACTTAGTTACTAGATAACTTTTAACTAGATTACTTCTTACTATATCATTTATTCCAAACTCTACGAAATCAAACTCTTCCATATTTTTAATAATATCCATAAAACTTTTAATTCCTGTGTTTCTAAGATCAGACTGAAAAAAGTCTCCACAG